AAGGTCAGCAAGGACTATACGATCTTGGTAGAACAGCACAGCAACAAACTGGACAAAGCATTGCAGACGCTAGAGCTGCTGAGTTAGCTTCTATGACTGGGCAAACTGGTGCGTTCCGTGGATTTGCACAAGCACTATCGCCAGAGGCACAAGCACAAGTAGATGCTTCTACCCAAGCCGCCGCCGCAGCTACCCAAGCAGCACGGCAACTTACCCCAGAAGAGCAACGTATGAGCGATCAAGCAGCACGTGAGGCGTTTGCTTCCCGTGGTATGCTAAATAGCCGAGGATCGGTAGCAAGCGAGGTTCTAGGGCGTTCTGGAGTAATGGCAGCCAAACGACAAGAAGCTGACGCAGCTCGCACTGGAGCGTTTAATATGGCTCAGAACTTCTACACAGCACCTGGACTACAAGCCCTTGGCAATACACCGTTGTCTTATCAACTTGGTCAAGACCAACTTAAACTTGGTTTGGGTGCTATTGGTAGTGCTACCCCACAACTTATCAACCCAGATACTGGCGTTAATCTCGGTATGCAGAACAGAGCTAACCAAGTTGCTGCCGCTGGAGCAAACGCCCAAGCACAATCAACTTACGCATCTGGAATATTCCAAGGTATTGGTAGTGCAGCTGGTGGATTTATGGCTGGAAGATAGATAACATAATACTTTTACTAATTAAATAATATGCCATACGGAAGCGGACAGAGACTAGGCGAGACGATTGACCCAAGGTTTATGCAAGCCGATTATAGCGGCTTTACTAATGCTGCTGCAATTACAGGCAACGCTCTTGCTAACATTGGTCAGCAAATTGGTGACACTATTAAAAAACGCAATGAAAATGAAAAAGAAATTGCGGGTGGAATAAAAATGGCGACTGCTATGAAGAAAGCCGTTCCAGCATTAGGTAGTATGGCTGATGAAGTAATTGACAATCTTTCAAATGCCGATCTTTCTACAAATGATAAACTACTTGCTTTAGCAGGAGTTAAAGAAGCAATGCAAATGTCACTTCTTGGCAATCAAGAGCGTAGAGCAGATGTAGCACTTAAAATTCAACAAGATGAATTAGCTGCTAAAATTGCAGCGGCTGGAAATAAAGCTCCGCAAGGAACATTTATGACCACGCAGGAATTTTCTAGCTTAATGAATTCTGGTGTTCCAGTTAAAGGAGTTCCAATGCCAGACGGACGTATTTTTGTTACTGATATATCTGGAAATCAACCTGGAATACTTGGTTCTGGTGTTGCCATGGTTGATGGTAAGCCCACTAAAGTGCCAACTACTCAAGTAAATCTACCTGCTTGGGGTGGTGGTGGTAATTATAGCAATCCAAACGATGGAAGAGATGCTAGTACAATGACGGATGAGGAAATAATAGCTATGGCAGCAGGAGTTTCAGCAGATGGAAGTCCAGGCGTATTGCCTCAACGTAAAGGAGTATTCCAACAAAGTCACTATGCTCAACGAGTTATGAACGATCTTAATAACGGATTTGCATTTGGCACTAGAACTGGTGCAACTGTTAAGCCACCAGCTAGCCAAGCAGCAGCTAGTGTTAATAATGGTTTAAATATGGGTGGAGCTACTCCAGCGGTTGCTCCTAATCCAATTAATAATTTCAACCCAAATAATATCACTCCAGAACAAGCAAAACTTTTGCAAGCTGTTGGAGAAAATAAGCTTATCCCAAGTCTTGATGCAAAAGGCAATATAACTGCATACGCAATACCTGGCACGCCAGCAGAACAAAAACAGAAACTTGATAGTTTAGCTATTAAAAAAGCTGAAATTGATTTTGAAGGTGAAAAACGCAAAAGTGAAGGTGAAAACGAAAAAAAATTAAGATTAGAAGATTACAAAAACAGTCAAGCTAATGCGATTCTTTACAACATTAACAATGCTTTAACTGATATTTCTAAAGTTCCTCAAGGAGAAGGATTTGCTGGAGGAGCATGGAGAGCAGCTTTAGGGAAATACGTTCCAAACTCAAGCGTTGCTCAACTTGACCAATCACTTGAAACAATTAACAATGTTATTGCTTCTGATTCTCTATATAAAATGAGAATAGCATCTCCTACTGGTGGAGCATTAGGAAACACTTCTAACGCAGATATTGAACTTCTTAAGAATTCTATTGTTTCTCTTAACTCAGTTAAAGATCCTAAAAAATTACAGGAAGGTCTTTATGTAGTGCAAATGAGATTTTTAGATACCATTCATGGAACTGAATCAGAAAGAAAAGCTAAATTAAAATCGGGTGATATTGACCAAGAATCATTTGATTATGTTGAAAGTTTATACCCACCTATTAAAATTAATGATAGGGGACAAGCTGTTCCTAGAAAAACAAAAGAAATAGATATATTTGAAAAGATTGGAATAAATCCAGAGATTCAAAAAATGCTAAACCAATAATTTTAATAGGAATTTATTAATGGAATCCATCGTAAATAAAATAACTCAAAAGACCCAAGATTCATTAAGCACTCTAAAAGCTAAATCTGATGAACTTCAGAATCAAGCATTAGAACTTATGAATAAAGGACTTACTGTTGAGGCAAGTAAGATAACTAATGAAAAAATAGCTCCTATTATTGGTGAATACGAAAGGATTCAAAGAGAAGCAAATCAAGAGATTGAGTCTATATCGAGAAAATCATTAGAGGGTATTGCTAGTGGTGAAAGCATTAGCGATAAAGAAACACGCAAACAATATGTTCCGTCATATGGTATGCCAGGAGTTCCATCATCTTATGAACAGCCAGTATCAATAATTAATAATAAAAAACTTGCAGGAGAGATTTCAAATTTTACAGGCAAAGACGTTAAGAAAATAAACGTAACTGATGGATTAAGTTATGGAAGAACAATTAATCTTGAAGGACTAGGCGATCAAGTAGCTCAACTTGAACTATTGCAACAGAAATATCCTAATAAAGTCATTCCATTAACAGTAGCTGGAAAAAATAACTTTTTAGTTGAAGATGAAGATGGAATTTCAAGATTAGTTTTTCCTACTGGAATTCAAGGTAAGGATGTTGTTGCCACAGCTACAACTGAAGCACCAGCTTTAATTGCGGGAGGAACTGCTGCCATTGCTGCTGCTGGCCCTTCATACGGAACTGCATCCATTCCAGCATTTAATGTTGCTTATGAAACAACTAAAGCTGCTCAAACAGCAGCTTATAGGGGAGCTAATGAAGTTGAGATGCGTCCTGGTCAAATAGCAACGCAAGCAGCAATAGGAGCTACTGTTGGAACTGCATTAGATTACGCTTTATTAGGAGGAAGTAAATTTGTTAAGAACAAAATGCTTACTGAAGGGGTTGAAAACCTTATTGAAACTGATCTTAGGATTGCACAAGCAAATCTTAATAGAGCAGGTATAAATACCGAATATCCATTTACAGCATCGTCTGGACAATCTGGGCTTGATTTTTATAACCGCCTTGCTGGACAATTTCCTAACTCTCCACTAGGAAGAAGAAATGAATCATCAAGACAAGCACTTGCTGGTTTCATGGATACAACTATTAATAAATCAAAAGGAGAAATACCAAAACAAGTTGTTCAAAAAATTGATACTGATTTAAAGAATCTACAAAGAATTGCTAGATCTTCAGACGTTAGGATTCAAAATAGTGTTAAAAACTCAACAGAAAGAGCTTTTAATCGTATTGCAGTTGATCCTATTGACCAGATTAAAGCGGGAGAAATGACTGCTGATATTGTGACTCAAGCAAAAAATGCTATAACAGAAAAGAAAAACCAAGCGTTTTCTGGGTTTGAAGATTCAGCAGATCAAGCAGGATTAGTTATTCAACCAGAAAGATTTGCAAAAGCTATTGAAGATGTAGTTTTAAATTCGAAAGTTGCCAGAAATCCTAAAATAGATAATCTTCTTCTAAGGCTTTCAAATGCACCAACAGATGCTCAACAAGCAAATGTTTTGAGACAGCAAATAGCTCAAATGGAAAACAGTGGGCAAACTGTTTCAACAGAACTTAAATTACAGCTTAGAGATTTAGAGGCTTATTCACAACCATTTGGGGCTAAAGCTGCTAGAGATTTAATTGATGAAGTACGTCAACTTGTTCCAGATGTAATGGTTGGAACAGGAAGAAAAGATTTAATTTCAGCGGATTCCGCAGATGCAGTAGAAAAAGTTCTTCGGAATGAAGTAGATAAAGTTGGATTAACTCAACAATGGGATGAGGTTAAGTCAGTATATGGAGATGAATTTGTTCCGTTTCGTGAAGGTCAACTAGGTCAAATGTCTAGGGATCAATTTGGCAAGCTACAAATGTCCCCAGAGAAAATTGTACAAACAGCACTTGCAGATTCAGCATCAATTAATTCCGTATTAAAAGGAGTAAGAGATTCTGGTGATGAAGCTGGGTATGAACAATTAAAAAATACATTTCAAAAAGCTTATCTCCAAGAATTAGGATTTTCAAATAATAAGGCCGTAGGAGGAAAACTTAAAGATCCAGATCCTGCTAAAATGCAAGCTCTTTTTGGTCTTAGAGCAGATTATGTAACAAAAAATATTAATGATCTTAACAAATTAACTAATGTCGATGTTGCAAATATATCTCAAAAAGATGCAATGGCGTTGACTGAATTAATGCCAGAAGTTGAAAAAAGAAAACTATTCAAAAGCATTGCAGTAAGAGATCAAGCTATTAAAGAGGAAGATAAACTAGCTCAAAATCTTTATGTAAAGCAAATTAAAGGCGGCAATATTGATCTTCTTGATAATGAGGCTGTCTTGAAATCATTACAAACAGCAAGAACAACTGACGTTTTAGAGATAGCACAAAAATTACCTCCACAAATCAGAAAAGATTTCGGGACTGATATGATGGCTGTAATGTTTAAACAATATAGCGATACTTCAAATAGAACAAGGCTTGGACAACCATTGTGGGATCATGTTAAGTTCAATAAAGATATTGGTTCTTGGACAAGAGGAAAACCAAACGCGCCAAACATTGTTCAAAAACTAGATGCTATATCTGGAAGTGGGGAACTTGCAGACCTTTTCATTTCAGCTTCTAAAAACTTATCAGCAGTTACCCCTACTGGAGAACCTTTGTATCAAACATTGCGAACCATGGCTAGTCCTGGTCAAAATGGTGGGTTAGCATTTAAGATATATTCAACCCTAGAGTATCCTTTGCAATGGACTTTAGCTTCAGCATACGGTTCTAATACATTAAAGCCATTTTTGAAGTCGCTATCTAAAAATATTAGTGAGGAAACGTATAGAAGAAATACGGATATGCTCATTAAATCTACTGTTGCGACAAGTGCTGGTATTAAATTAGCTGCTGAACAAGCTAGAAATGACCCAGAATTTGCACAGCAATTCCCAGAGATTCTTAGGATTGTTAAAGAGGAATCCATCAAATCTCTTGAGACACAACAGAAATAATAGCTTGCTAAAGGCAGCATTATAGATACATTCCAGCTTTATGGATGAAGGTAAAGACAACTCACTAATCGACAACAAGGCAGCTATGATTAAGTTCATGGATGCCATTAAGGATCGCGCTAAGGACTTGCCGTCTAATAGTATTGAGAATACCAAGCCAGACGTTGCGGTTAAAGCATTGTGGTTACTATCCCAAGGCGCACCATACACGGAGATTCGCCGTATTACTCGGTTGTCGCATGAGACGATTAGGCGTTTGGAGTGGGATCACAACACCACGCTGGAGAAGAAACGTAAGGAGTTCTCTACCCGTTATGCTATGGCAGCAATGGAATATACCGACCTGCTATTTATGAAGGCAGAGCGTATCCACGATAACCCAGACTTGCTTGACGACATTTCACCAGAGAAACTTGCTACCACGGTTGGCATCATGCAGGACAAATCATCCTCGCTTGCTGGAATTACTGACGCGGGAGTTGGACAAAAGGCTGGACTGTCTATCGAGGACGCATTAGTTCTTATTGAAGCATCCAAGCAAAAACGCGCACAAAAGGTTATTGATGCGGAAGTAGTAGAATAAAAAGACAATGAACAACAAACTGACAAACGAAAGACGAATCGAACTTAGAACTATTGATAAAACAGTAGATGAACTTATAGGTAAGGAACACTTATACGGATTAACTTATGAGCCAAACAATAGCGAAAGCCAAGAAGTTGATAGTATTATATCTAGCGTATTAAATACATTATCAGAAAAAGAACAAGAAATAATAAGGAGAAGATTTTTCCTTAGTGAGACGCTTGCGACTATCGCAAAGGCTATGGGCGTAGGAAGTGAAAGAGTAAGACAAGTTGAAGCAAGAGCATTAAGGAAGTTGCGCCATCCAGACCGCATAAGAAAGTTAAATGAATTAGCTGGTTTATTTGGGCTGTCTATTGGTGATAATGATGTGGATTATAAAAAGAATATGGAGAGGAACAGGGATGAAATTACAGCGAATGAAGAACGCTTAAAATACGAAGATTGGATTAAGGAGATAGTAAGTAATGAACCATTAAGATTACTGTTCCATGCTTAACTGGACACCACACGAAATACTAAGCATCCCGTCTGACGATGAGATTGCTGAGATGGAAGCTAGTGAGCTTGTTGAGCTATACGCTGCACGGGAAGAAGCTATCCGCAACTCCAACAAAGACCCTTACCGATATGGGTTTAAGTTAGATCATTGGCACAAAGCTTGGGAGCAACTGTATAATGTAAACGAGATACTATGCCTTGGAGGCAACAGGAGTGGAAAAACTGCATTTGGTAGCTACTCAGTTGTTAAGGCTGCTATTGAGAATCCTGGTAGTATCATCATGTGCTTTGCCCAAAGCTCCGAGGTAAGCATACGTCAGCAACAAAGT